TCTCAGGCAGTCACTCAAGCTAAATCAGAAGTTAAAGCTGAAATTTTGGGCGAGTCAGTGCCTGAAAATCTTGATACATTGAAAGAGATTGCGGAAAAAATCACGAACATGGATCAAGATGCAAACGGCGCACTTCTCGGCAAAGTAACAGAAGTTAGCGGACGTGTAGATGAAATTGCCAATCTTGATTTAGTAGCAACTTATAACCAAGCGAAAGCGTGATTGATATGCATAACCTTGAAAATCTAGCAACGGAAATCGGTAAGGATATCAAGGATATCAAGACACGTTACGCAACTAAAGAAGAACTTCATGAGGCAACTGAGATAGATTATTCTCAGATTGTCACGCATGAAGAACTTGAAGAGAAGCATTATCTGACAGAACATCAATCTCTTGAAGGGTACGCTAAGAAATCGGAATTACCTATTCCGTATGACGATTCTATAATCAAGCAACGATTGACTGTTTTAGAGAGTCGTCCAGATAACAATACACCAACATATCGCATTGCCAAAGGTGATATTTCCGGAGGCGGTGTTGGTGTTAATAGGACAATAACACCAGACGCTATCATGAACCCTGACGGTATTAAAGTCGGAGATATTATTGAAGATTACTGGAGTGGTACTACTCGTACGAACCAAGGTTTTTGGAAAGTGACTGCTGTTAGTGGTACTAGCATTTCTGTCCAAGGAATTGGTGAGAGAATACTGCCTACCAATTACAACGATAGCGAATTAAAACAAAGGATTTTAACGTTAGAGAGTCGTCCAAACTCAGGAAGTGGTGGTCTGGATACTGAAGAAATAGCGACTTATAGCAATACAGTCATCTATATCCCTAACGGGAATATCGTGTACAACAAATCTTTAAAAAAGTTATCTTTCCCAAAATGTAATGTGAAAGTCGGAAAGTCTAATTATTGGTGTGATGCTCAAGAGGTCTCTATTAACGGTAGCGCAGGATTTATCGTGTTTAACAAGGCTCAAAAACGAATTGTCGGGGGCGAGGTTAACACGACCAACGATGTATTGCTTGGTTATTACGACAACAACGCAGGTAATTACTACATCAATACTTTTAGTAAAACGACAAAGACCAAAAAAATTGCTTGTTTGGGTGATTCGATTACTGAAGGTGTTAACGCTGGAGGTTGGCAATGGCACCGCTACATTGATAGCTGGTGTAAAAGCAACGGTATTAATAGCATAGTCACGAATTTAGGGATTGGCGGAACCTCTGTCTGTACTTCAAGTTATGTGACAGATAGATTGAAGCCGTTTGTAAACAGACTCGATACAATTCCAGCTGATGCGGACATTGTAGTTATCTTTGGAGGAACGAATGACTGGGGGAATAATGCAACTTTAGGAAGCATTACAGATACAGGGACAAGTTCGTTCTATGGAGCATACAAGTACATTCTTGAATGGCTTGCTGTCAATCGTCCAAATGCGAAAGTGATGACAATGACACCTCTGAAACGATATTTTAGAGGTGGTGGTACGACTTGGGTGAATGCTCAGACAACACCAAATAATAAAGGAAACTTGTTACAAGACTATGTTCGAGCGGTAAAAGAAGTATCTGAAATGTACGCTATCCCTTGTGTTGATCTGCATAATGAGTCAGGTTTAAACCCTGTCTTAGAGAGTGTCAGAAATCGTTTCATTGGAGATGGTCTACATCCTACTGCAGAAGGAAATAAGAAGATGTATCCGGTCATTTTGGACAAGATGCGTCCATTCTTGGAATATGATTAAGGAGGAAAACAATATGATTAACTGGAAACTACGATTACAAAATAAATTCTTTTGGCTAACTGCAATCCCAGCCTTCTTGCTTGTCTTGCAAGCTGGTGCAGCAGTCTTTGGATATCATCTGGATTTGGGTGATATCGGCAACAAGCTGATTCTGCTTGTCAATGCGGTATTCGTGTTCTTGACTGCTATCGGTCTGGTCAATGACCCGACGACTAGCGGAATCACAGACAGCACACGAGCGCTTGAATACAAGAAACCAAGTGAGGAATAGGTATGTCTAAAAAACAGGAAATGATTCAATTCTTCATCGACAAGGCTAACGCTGGCGATGGAGTGGATAATGATGGAGCCTATGGCTTCCAATGTGCTGACGTACCTTGTTACGGGCTTCGTCATTGGTATGGTGTGACCCTTTGGGGCAATGCCTACGACTTGCTTGAGTCAGCACGTTCACAAGGCCTGAAAGTCGTGTATGATGTTGACTATCCAAAGGCTGGTTGGTTCTTCGTGAAATCATACGTAGCTGGCGACGGTGTCAACTACGGGCATACAGGTCTTGTCTATGAGGACTCAGACGGATATACCATCAAGACGATTGAGCAGAATATTGATGGCAATTGGGACTACCTTGAAGTAGGTGGCCCTTGTCGCTACAATGAGCGCTCTGTAAGTGAAATCGTTGGTTATATCGTGCCACCTGAAGAAGTCGAAATCGGCTGGCAACAGAACCAGTACGGTTGGTGGTGGATTCGTGAAGACGGCTCATACCCAACTAACAAATGGGAGAAAATCAATGATGTTTGGTACTATTTCGATGATAAAGGCTTCATGAAGCGTAGTACCTGGTTGAACTACAAGGACGCTTGGTACTGGTTCACAGACTCAGGGTCTATGGCTACTGGCTGGGCTCGTATCAACAACGCTTGGTATTACTTCGATGAAGAAGGTAAGATGGTCACTGGCTGGATTAAGCATAAGCAGACATGGTACTACCTCGACCGTAAGAACGGAAACATGGTATCAAACGCCTTTATTCAGTCAGCCGACAAGACAGGCTGGTACTACCTCAAACCAGATGGAACACTGGCAGACAAGCCAGAGTTCACAGTTGAGCCAGAAGGCTTGATTACAACTAAATAATTTAAAAAATAAAATGAAAGGAAAACTTTTCTAAAATGTATTTCTACCCCACAGGACTCGTTCTTGTGGGGATTTTTTCGTTAAAAAGAGCAAGAAACATTGACTTTTTTAAAGAAAGATGTCATAATCAAGTTAATTCAAAAAAATATTATGGAGCGAGTAGGAGGAATTTGGTATGTTAAAAAATACAAAACAACCTCAATACTTTAAGTCTTTTTTACTTGGTATGACAGCAATTGTATTGCCTGTTTTTAGCTTTAACCAGAGCATTTCAAAAGTAAAAGCTGATACAGTCCCAGACTGGAAGAAAGTCAAAAGTGATTACAAGAAATCAACGATGGGCATTCAGAAAGAGGTAATGAAATTTGGATACCGAGAATAAAGATTTGATTGAAGTCAATAATATTGTTGATGAAGTCGAGCGCTTACCACATGAACAGCGTCAAGTAGTTCTGCAGAAGTTGGAAATCTATCAAGGTGATCTACCACATCCAGATATCCTCAAAGGGTATCAAGAGCTATATCCTGATGCTGCACAAAAGATTATTGATAATGGTATTGCAGAAAGCCAACATCGTAGAGAGATGGAAGATAAATACTTATCAGGGAATATCTCTTCTCATAAATTGGGACAGTTATTCGGCTTTTTAATCGCCCTCGTTGTTATTATCGGTGGAATTTACTTAATAGCGACAGATAAACAAGTTGCAGGTAGTGTTTTAACTGGAACTACTGCACTAGGGCTAATTGGTTTGTTTACAGGGAATAATCAAAATAAAAACAAAGACAAAGAATAGGTCTTTCACCGCAGGCTCAGGCTTGCGGTTTTTTTGTTTGACAAAATTCAAAAAATGTGCAAAAATAAGTAGAATTGAAAACAGGAAAAATCTACCTCCTTTCGATTCGCCCAGCCTTTTCTTGAGGCAATGAGGGGGCGGAGAGACGCGCTCGTCAACAGAAGTATCTCATTGGAAATGTTGCTCACTTTTTAGTGAGCTTTTTATCTAAGGAATAGGAATGAAAAGTAAGAAGTTAAAATTAGGTCAAATTGATTTAGAAATGTGCAAGGATTACGACCTTATTCAAGCGATGGATTATGACTTTAAGACAAAGGAAGTAATGAATAAAGGAAGGGGATTTGCGGTAACTGTTGTCAAAATACAGGGGCTAACTTTCTTGATTCCATTTAGAAGTTACATTCCTAAAAAGTACCAGTTGAAGTATAAGCTTAGAAATTCGGCAAAAGAAGGATATGTTGAAGGATTAGATATTGGTAAAACATTGATTTTAGAAGATGAAAGTTATTTGTTGAATACAACTTTCCGCCTTCGGAAAATCGAAGATTACTATAAAGTAATGGACAATGATAGAGCTATTATTAATAAGTTGGTAAAAGCTATTATAGACTATAATCACGCTTTGGAAGCAAATGATAGAAATAAACTTGAAGATCCTAAACGTTTTAAATTCTCAACATTTCAGAATTATTCTACTAGATTAAAAGTAATTACAGAAAAAGACTATTTAGAATAGATGATGTTTCCGCAGGTCGTTTGGCTTGCGATTTTCTATTTTGCAAAAACACGCATTTTGAACGATTAGAAATAGAAATCACAATCCTATTGTTCAAAAAAACGTTTTCTTGAAGAATAGGAAGAGGAAATCGTGGTGTATTATTATCAAAAACGCTATTTTGTCAATAATAGATCCTTTTCATTTTTTTATTATTGTCAAAAACGGTGTTTTGTTAAAAATAAAAACAAGGGGCAAAAAAGGGGCATAAGGTGTAAACTTTTGTATTTTTACGTTAAAAAATATATGTAAGTTGTAACGCATAAAGTCTTATTTGGTAAGTCTTTTATCTTATCTCTTCCTATTTATATAGTAGAATTCAGTTACTCTTAAATAAGAGGCATATACCAATTAGAATTCGGAATACTATAGTATCAGCCTTTTAGAATCGTGAACACATTTTAGAAACTGATAAATTAATTTAGTTTCCTACCAAAAACCCTACCAAAAATTAATTTGGCAGGGTTTTTCTTTTTAACAAATTTATCGTGGAGAACAGTTGAATATTGTTCTCCTTTTTTTATTTTCAGGAGGGAAAATGACAAAAGAATTACAATCATCACGCTATATTGTCATTTCATTTTTAGTACGTGAAATGAGAATTGATATTGTTGAAGCCATCTCTCGTATGGCTGAATTAGAAAAAAGTGGCTTGGTTCGATTGGAATAAAGTGGAGATTTAATACTCAAAGAACTTGGAGGGGCGCTATGAAACGAATTACCGCAAATCAATACCAAACTTCAGAACGGTATTATAAATTACCTAAAATTCTTTTTGAGAATGAGGAGGATAGGAATACTCAACCTATCTTGAAAAGAAAAGTTGAAAAGGTCACATTTCTTTATCATTTTTAACCTTGTTTTACTTGTCTTGGCAGGCTGGGCTGGGCATAAGTGGAAGAAGGGATAGAAAATAATCTGAACAAGTTCAAAACGTATTCCGTTTTTTTAGGACATGAAAAATTTTAGAAATTGATTCTTTCTTAAATTTGAATTTCACTAGTAGTGTAAAGATGATTTTTTCTCTGAATAAAATCTGAATTTTCTCTGGTATAATCTCAAATAAAAACATTAAGGAGGATTATATGAATAAAAAGTTCTTATTATCAGTTGGAGTATTATTTCCATTATTTTTTTCAGTCCATGGAGTTCAAGCGACTGCTGGATCAGATTTTAAATATAATATACTACTGAAAGAGACAGAAACAGTTGATACTATCCAACAAAAATTTATTAAACAGGGTATGCAAATTATCGATATTATTCCTGAAATAAATCTTATTACTGTTTCGACTGGAAAAAGTAAAGAAGAGATAAAGAAAGAAAATAATAATTCGATAAAAGAAATAGTTATTGATGGTATGATGAATGTAAAGCCTAATGTCACTTATCTGTATGGAGAAAGTGTAATTACAACTAACAATATGAATTTTTGGGATTATCAATGGGATATGCAAAAGAGTATTGGTACAGGTAGAAAATTTAGTCATAAATCTACTGGTGAAGCTACTATTGGTGTGATAGACTCAGGTGTTACTTACGATAACCCAGAAGTATCTTCAAATATTATTTCTGTCAAGAACTTTACAGCGGATTTGGAAACGGGCTTAATTGATAATCAAAATATATTAGATAAAACAGGCCATGGAACTTCTGTGGTTGGACAGATTTCATCAAACGGAAATTATTTAGGTATTGCTCCTGGAATGAAAGTTAGAATGTATCGAGTATTTGATAAAGGAAATGCACAAGATCAGTGGATATTAAAGGCAATTATTCAAGCAGCGAAAGATGATGTTGATGTTATTAATCTAAGTTTGGGTGAATACTTGCTAAAAAACTCAACTATAGAAGATGACCAAACAGCATTAATTAACATTTATCAGAGAGCAATCAATTATGCGTATAGTCAGGGTTCAATAATTGTTGCTTCAGTAGGTGATGAGGGTCTAGATTTAAATAATCAAGAATCATTGAAACATTACCTTGGAGAACTTAAGGGGAAGGATTATTCACATATAGATGGAAAAGTTATGGATATTCCTGCGGGATTAGACAATGTTGTAACAGTAGGGTCAGTAAATGATAACGATTTTGTATCTAGTTTTTCAAATAAAGGAAATAATGTAATAGATATATATGCAACAGGAGGAGGAAGTCATAAACTAGCAACAGTTGGATATGAACAGTGGGCAAATGATAAAACATTTGAAAAAGAATGGGTTATTGTACCGACACTTGAAGGGAAATATACTTATGCTTATGGGACATCCATTTCAACACCAAAGGTTTCAGCAGCACTTGGGTTAATCATTGAGAAATATCATTTGAAAGATCAACCAGATGAGGTAATTAAATTATTGTATGATAATTGCTGTATAGGTAATGACATTGACGGCACTCAAATTAGATTATTAAATATTACGAATTTTGTTCAAGATAGTGTAAAATAGATTTGTACTATTTTTTAAAAATATAATTTAAAAAATAAAGAACAATTACAAATTGATGTATTGAGACTATTCTTTGTCAAGAATACGGAGCTTTGCAGATAGTTCTCTAAAATATTTTGAGGTGATAGAATGTATAAGATATTAGTTGTAGATGACGATTTTGAAATTTTGAAACTGATGCGAACTATTTTAGAGATGAAAAACTATCAGGTAACGACGTATCAAGAAGTCACCGTACCAATCAATATTAATAATTTCAAAGGATTTGATTTGATTTTATTAGATGTAATGATGCCTAATATAGATGGTATGCAAATTTGTAAGCAGATTAGAAATAAAGTAAGATCTCCTATTATTTTTGTTAGTGCAAAAGATACCGAAGATGATATAGTATCAGGGTTGAATTTAGGAGGAGATGACTATATTACAAAACCTTTCAGCATCAATCAATTAATTGCCAAAGTTGCTGCAAATCTCAAACGAGAAGAACGATACAAACAAGGTGAATTAAGTAATCAAATTGTTCGAGAATTATCCCCAATAACGATTTATTTACAAGAAAAAATTGTTTGTATTAATGGAGATAGTCTTGCTTTTACAAGTAGGGAATATGATATCATAGAGCTATTATCTAGCAATCCAAGAAAAATTTTTACTGTACAAGATATATATGAAAATGTTTATGATGATGATGCTGAAACCCTCTTTCGTTCAATATCTGAGTATATCTATCAAATAAGATTAAAATTCTCATCGTATGGAATTAATCCTATAAAAACAGTTAGAGGTATGGGATACAAGTGGCATGAGTAAGAAGAGTACAATTAGAGGGCGCATAATAAGGACTGTTTTAGAACTAGTAACAGGTACGTTACTGAGTATACTTTTATTTTTTATATTTACTTATTTACTTGTTTTTACTGGACAATTAAATGTATACGGCTCTAAAATGGAAATTTCAGTGAGTGATAGCAGCAATTTAAGTGATGTAGTCCAAGCAATGAATAACTCTATATTTGACTATGTTGTATTTAATCGCAAGACGGGTACAATTGAAGAGGGTAACTATCAAAAAAAGGATTTGCCAGCCTATCGAGAAGTTTTTGCTAAAAATGAATCCATAAGTAATGATGCAGTGTATTATGGGTATTACGCTAATTCAGAGATTGTACTTACTGTCAGGCAACCCATGATACCTGAGTTTGTTAATCCGAATTTGCGTCACTTTTCATTTAATCTATTTTCTTATTTATTTTTCTTCGTTATCGAAACAATTTTACTCATTTGGTCACTTACAAGATTAATAAAAGAATTTTCAAATAATTTTCTCCTCATACAAAAAAAGACTTTAAACATGGGACAGTTAACATTTAAAGATAAAAACATTCCTGCTCAAATACAAGAGTTCGATGAAATTCTTTCTGTATTATATCAAAAGGACGACGAGTTAACTAATTTACTCAAATCAGAGAGAAGGGAGAAGGAAGATTTATCTTTTCAAGTTGGTGCATTAGCTCATGATGTAAAAACTCCTTTAACAGTACTAAAGGGAAATTTAGAGTTGCTTGAATTAACTAACTTGACTGTTCAACAGAAGGAATACACTCAGTCAATGAATAACAGTATAGTAGTTTTTGAAAGATACTTTAGTTCAATGATTGATTATTCAAGATTACTAATTGAAGATAAAGATTATGGAGAACAGATACATTTATCCGAATTTTTAAGTGAGCTGTCAGTAGAAGCGAAATCTGTAATGAATAATGCAAAGGTTGATTTCAAAATTATTAATACTACAAAATTAATATTTTTTAAGGGAAATCGCTTTAATTTAAATCGGGCATTAATTAACATTTTAGCAAATGCAGCAAGATATAGTTCTGGAGAAAAAAAAGTTACGCTTACTATCATTGAGGAAACAGAGTATATTAATTTTGTAGTGTGGAATAATGGTCTGCCTTTTACTGAACAGTCCTTATTAAATGCAGATAAGTTATTTTATACTGAGAATAAAGGTAGGAATAATAAGCACTATGGTTTAGGGTTAGCATTTGCTAAACAAGTTGTAACTAGACATTTAGGAGAATTGTTTTTATCAAATCCAGATAGAGGTGGCGCTCAAGTGACGTTGCTTATTAAAAAATAATTCTGTAAGGATATATTAGATAGCTTCCATATAATAGTTATGTATAAAAATAGATGGTTTTCTAAATTGAGGACTGTCTATTTTTTTAATTTTGTAAAATTGGAAATTCTGAACAAATTTTGAAAAATAAAGTATAACATACAAGTATAAAACAAGGAGGAATTATAGTTATGAATATACAAGTTCAAAAACTTAGAAAATCATATAAGGATAGAGAAGTACTGAAAAATATTTCTTTTGAAATAAAAGAGGGGAGTATTTGTGGATTATTAGGTATTAATGGTGCAGGAAAATCAACAATTATGAAGATTATTTTTGGTCTTGAAAATGCTGATAGTGGTACGGTTATTTTTAATGGGAAAAAAAATGCGGGTATATATGAGATTGGAGCGCTTATTGAAACTCCAGCTATCTACATGAACTTATCTGCTTATGATAACTTAAAAACAAGAGCATTGTTATATGACATTTCTGACGAACGAATTAATGAAGTATTAAACTTGATTGGGCTATCTAATACGGGAAAGAAAAAAGCAGGGAGCTTTTCTTTAGGTATGAAACAACGTTTGGGATTAGGTATGGCAATAATTACTAGTCCAGATTTGCTCATTTTAGATGAACCTACCAATGGATTGGATCCAGATGGTATAAAGGAATTGTTGAATTTAATGATTTCTTTAAAGAAATCAGGAATGACAATTCTTTTATCTAGCCATCAACTGTATGAAGTTAGTAAAGTGGCAGATAAAGTTGTTATTTTACATGATGGTCAAATTTTTTACGATGGTTCGAATGTTCAAAGTGATGATTTAGAATCTTTATTTATAAGAATTGTTCATGGAGGTGACGCAATATGATAAAAATATTTAAATCAGAATGGTTAAAACAGCGAAAAAATACATCCAAAAAATTCTTGATAATAGCTCCTGGATTGTCGATTTTAATAGCTGTATTACTTGTTGGACCGAGTATTCTAGAAAGTTTTTCAATATATTGGTGGGAAGCCGTCTTTTTGTACACGCTTATTGGATTGTTATTTTTATATGATTATAAAGCAGAAGAAGCTGCAGGAAACTTCCAGAATATATACTTTCGAAATGATAGCATAAAAATATATATCGTAAAGATACTTTTAAAATTAAAAGATTTACTCATTTCGAACGTATGGTTTTTAGCTATATTATTATTTACAAGTAATTTTTTGTATGGCGACTTAATATCATTGAATATAATTGGTGACTTAATTTGTTTAGTACTTATTTCGATAACATCCATATGGGTATTGCCACTCTTGTATCTATTTTCGAAACGGATCAACCCCTATATCTTAGTATCTATTAACTCCTTGATTTGTTTTTTGGTTGCACCTTTTATCGCTCAAAGTAGCTTTTGGTTCTTCTTTCCTTTTACATATCATTATAAAATTGCTTATAGTCTTATGTATATAAAACCGTCAGGAGATTTAGATTTAACAAATCATGTAACAGACGTTAAAATGGTAGTATTTACCGTATTTCTATCATTGATTCTATTTATTGTTTCTTTGTTAATGTTAAATTGGAGGTTAAGTAATGATCCAATTGCTAAAAAGTGAAATGATTAAATTTAAAGGTTCGTATCAACTATACATTATTTTGATTTTGTCTACTATACAACTATTGACAATTCCAATTTACATATTATCTGTAAATAACACAATTGTATTGGAAAATATTATCTTTTTACCCATGTTAGGCTATTGTATGATAACTACGATAATCACTTTATTAGTATCTGAACAAGAAATCAATGCTAATAATTATCAGAATATTAAAGGCTCGAGAAATACAGCCAGTATATGGGGAGCGAAAATTTTTGTGTTAGATTTACTATTATCTTTACTTACTATTCCTTTATGGGTAGTTGTAGGTATAGAGTTAGAACACTTTTCATATTATTTTTACGTAGGAATAGTTAGTTGGTTATTACTAATATTGCTAAATCATTTCCACATGCTATTGACATTGTTTATTGCGAAAGGTGGCAATTTACTTATTGCTGTTGTAGAAAGTTTATTTATATTATTTGCAACAAATAAAGTTTTTCTTAATATTTTTTGGATTCCAGTAATTTTACCAGTTAATATAATTTTAGAAAATAATTTTAGAAGCACAACTAATTTATTAGCTTTAACTTTTTATGTTGTATTATTGTTTGTTGCTAATTTAGTAGTTGTAAGCAGAAAAGGTGTTTAATTATATACTATGATTGAAATGAAGGGAGTGTTAAATTTTTGGATGGAAGTTTGGGAATTGTTTTGACTTTACTTCATATCCAAAATAAGTCTGTAAAGACATATTGGAGAGAGGCGTTATTGATTTTTGATAATTTAACTATAGAAAATTAGGAGGAGAACTATGAAATTCAAAAAGATCTATCTTTCCGTAATTTTTTTCTTAAGTTTACTTGGATTGACTGGATGCACATATGAGAAGTATGATGTTAAATTTCTCGACTCAAGTTATAATCGATTTGATTATAAAGGAGAGCATTATGGTGTAACTAATCAATTAATTTTATATGAAGATATTGAAAGTAAAGTAAGCAATCATTATGATATTTATGAAATATCTTACGATGATTCCAATGATGAAATAAAGAATGATTTGTTGGAGATTGGTGACTTATATCAAACCAAGAATAGAGAATTTGCCATAAAAATTGATAGTACTTTCTATAAATGTAAACTACTTGATAATATTTCTAAAGAAGAACTTATAAAAGTTTCTGACTTATTTAATGTTCGCTTAGTAGGAGAATTTGCTATCAATGAGCAAGAAGCCAGAGAGTTGAAGATAGGGGAACAATTATTTACAATTACTGAAGAAATTATTCCAAAAGAAGAGCTTAGTGCTACAGTTGCTAACTTAGATAATCAAGTGAAGTCAGTCACTAGATTATCAGGGGAGCGTGAAAGTTGGAAATATGGAGAAATTTGTTCCTTAGAAAACCAGTCTATCCACGAGCAAGTAGCAGTTAAATTGAATGGAGAATATCATTTGGCTTTCTTAAGAAGCTAAACTGGGCAAAAAGTCTTTAAAAGAAAAAGCGCATAGTGTCAGGAATTGAAAAAACTAGATACTATGCGTTTTATTGTGGGAAGATTTACTTAATTTTCTACTGAAATTGAGTTTTAGACCATACTTTTTCCTTGTGATAAAACTTACAAGTTATTTTTGTTATTCTTGACCTAGTTTTTATAGAAAGAAGGTCTAAGATGTTAAATAAAGTTAAAACTAAAGCCTTAATTAGTGTTGGAGCAGTAGCCGCAACTAGCTTTATTCTCATGATGGGATATACTGCTGGGCAACATTCTACTGCTAAACAAAGTCGCAAAGAAATCGAATTGGCTGCAGCTAAACTTGTAGAGGATAAACAAGCAGAAGATAAAGCAAGTATTTTATCATCTGATACTGTAAAAGAATTTTTGACACAGTACTATACGAAAGAAAAACTAGGAGAAAATAATACACGCATTCAGCCCTATATGACTGAATCTGCTTATTCTCAAGAATTGACAAGTCAAAATGATGCCATGAACCAAGTTTATAAGGACTATATTTTGGATTATCATTTTGAAAAAGCTGATATCTTTGTCAATCAGACTACGAATCAAGCCATTGCCATGGTCTCTT